TGGGAGGATGCCAAGGAGTGCTGCGCTGACATGCTGGAGCAGTTTGTGGCCATGCGAAGGATGCAGGAATAATGATCGACTTCGACATTTCGAAGATCGACATTCAGCGCCAGTTGATGGAGTTGGACCGAACTGATTGCGAAGAGAGCCTGTATTATTTTTTGACGAATGCGTGGAAGTATATTGATGCCAGCACATGGAAGGACGGTTGGCCTATTGAAGCTGTGGCCGAACATTTGCAGGCAGTGGTTGATGGCGACATCAAGCGGCTGATTATCAACATCCCGCCGCGCATGGGTAAGAGTACCATTACGTCCGTGGCGTTCCCTGCGTGGACGTGGGCGCAGCAGACCCTGTCCCCGACGTCTGGGCCCGGTGTGCAGTTTCTGATGGCGTCTTATGCCAATCAGTTGGTGCTGCGTGATAGTGTTAAGTGCCGCCGGTTGATTGAGTCGCCGTGGTATCAGAGCATGTGGGGTGAGCGGTTCAAGCTGAACTCCGACCAGAACACCAAGTCGCGCTTTTCCAATGACCACGGCGGTGAGCGCCTGATCACGTCCGTTGGCGCGGCGGTGACCGGGGAGGGTGGTTCGATCATCGTGATCGATGACCCTAACAGCGCGTCGGAGGCGTTTTCGGACGCCAACATTGAAAGCACGATTGAGTGGTGGGATGGGACGATGTCCACCCGTTTGAATGATCAGAAGACTGGCGCGTATGTGATTATCCAACAGCGGCTGGCGGAAAATGATTTGACGGGTCACGTCCTTGAGAAGGACGTTGGTGAGTGGACGCATTTGTGTTTGCCCATGAAGTACGAGCCTGACCGGTCCTTTGTGACCAACATTGGATGGGAGGATCCACGCACGGAAGAGGGTGAGTTGCTGTGGCCGGATCGCTTTGGGACCAAGGAGGTGTTCAATCTTGAGCGCGCTCTTGGTCCGTTTATGGCTGCGGGGCAGCTTCAGCAGCGCCCTGAGCCTGCGGGTGGCGGCGTTATCAAGCGCGAATGGTGGAAGCTGTGGGAGGAAGTCAGCTATCCGCCCATGGATTACATCATTGCGTCGTTGGATACGGCTTACACGACCAAGACCACCAACGACTATTCGGCTATTTCTATCTGGGGCGTGTTTACGACTGACTCCACAGCCATTGCCAACCGGATCTTGGACAAGGACGGGCGGCCAATGTACTTTGACCGGGGCTATGCGGAGACTGCGCCGCGCCTGATGCTGATGCATGCGTGGCAGGAGCGCCTTGAGTTCCACGATTTGGTTGAAAAAGTAGCTAAAACGTGCAAGTCATTGAAAGTAGACAAGCTTTTGGTTGAGAATAAGGCCGCCGGCATCTCTGTTTCGCAAGAATTGCGGCGTCTTTATGGCAGCGAGGGCTTTGCCGTGCAGCTTTCTGACCCCAAGAGTCAGGATAAGCTGTCGCGTTTATACTCTGTGCAGCATCTTTTTGCTGACGGCATGGTGTATGCGCCCGACAAGGTCTGGGCGGAGCAGGTAATCACGCAAGTTGGGCAGTTTCCCAAGGGCAAGCACGACGATTTGGTCGATACCGTGTCTATGAGCATCCGCCACTTGCGTGATATTGGGCTTCTGACGCGGTCTCAGGAGCGCATTGAAGAGATTGAGAGCATGAAGACCTATCCCGGCAAGCAAAGTGAGCCTTTGTACCCGGCATAATGGAGGATTTATGAGGTATAACGGTCGCGTCAACGCATCTTGCATGGTCGATGATCTGGGCCACAGGCAGTTTGAGGTGAAGGTCTGGGGTGAAGCGCCGTTTGACCATGAGCGGACCTATACATTGACCGCCCAAGATGATAATTCTGCCGCCAAAGAGGGTTTGCGTCTCTTTTGCGACGAGATGGAGTGCCTTAGAGGCGCTGAAACAGAGGAAGACTGATGGCAACGCAACCGGGCCTCGCTCCAATGAACATTCGCCAGCCTGCGCCTGAAGAGCCGGGTGCGATTGACACTTCTCCGTTGCAAATTGACTTTGCTAACGAAGGTGGAGACGTCCCGGAAGTTGATCAGGACGGGAATGTCATCTCTATTGAGCATGACGACGGCTCAATCACCATTTCTTTGGACGGAAACCCCCTTGAGGCGGCTGAAGGCAAGGCTGGCGGCGAATGGTTTGGCAATCTGGTCGATGATATCGACAAGGATGAGCTTAACCGCATTTCAGGCGACCTGTTTCGCGGCATTGATGACGATCTACTGTCCCGCAAAGACTGGATTGAGACGCGCGCCCAAGGGATCAAGCTTCTTGGCCTGAAGATTGAAATTCCGGGGCTTACAGGGGCTACTGACGGCGCTCCGGTTGAGGGTATGTCGCGCGTTAGGCACCCGCTGCTGCTGGAGGCTGTGCTGCGCTTTCAGGCCAACTCCCGTTCTGAGCTTTTGCCGACTGATGGTCCCGTCAAGATCCGCAACGACGACAACAACGCGACGTTGCAGGAAGATCAGATGGCCAACGCGCTTGAGCGCGACCTCAATCACTATCTGACTTCGACGGCGACGGAATATTATCCCGACACCGACCGCATGCTGCTTATGCTGGGCTTTGGCGGCACGGCGTTCAAGAAGGTTTACTACTGCCCGCTGCGCAATCGGCCTGTTTCGGAGACCGTGGATGCCGACGATTTGATCGTCAGCAACGACGCGACCGACTTGTCTAACGCGCGCCGCATCACCCACCGGATCATGATGCGTCCGTCAATTGTGAAGCGCATGCAGATCCTTGGCGTTTACCGCGATGTTGATCTGGGTACGCCCAGCATGCGCCGCCTTGACCCCTTGCAGCGTGAAGAGCGTGACCAGCAGGGCATTTCAACTGAGTCCACCAACCCCTTGGACCGTGACCGCGAAATTTATGAATGCTACTGCGAACTGGACATCAAGGGCTTTGAGCATAAGCACAAGGGCAAGGTGTCTGGGCTTGAGATTCCGTACCGCGTGACCGTTGACGTCTCCTCCAAGGAGATCTTGTCGATTGTCCGCAACTACAATGAAGAAACTCAAGAGTTGCCTGTCGCCAAGCGCAACTTTGTCAAATACACGTTCGTGCCGGGTCTTGGCTTTTACGACATTGGCCTGCTGCACATTCTGGGCAACACCACCAACGCCATCACGGCTGCGTGGCGTGAGTTGCTGGATGCAGGTATGTATTCCAACTTCCCCGGCTTCCTGATGGCTGACACGGGCGCAAGGCAGAACACCAACATCTTCCGCGTTCCGCCCGGTGGCGGCGCACTGATCAAGACTGGCGGCATGCCAATTTCGCAAGCTGTCATGCCCTTGCCCTACCAGCCGCCGTCGCAGGCTCTGATGCAACTTGTTAGTGACATGGCCCAGACCGGCATGCGCATTGGCGGCACGTCTGAGCAGCAGGTTGGTGAGGGGCGCGCTGACGCCCCTGTGGGCACGACCATTGCCATGATCGAACAGGCCACCAAGGTCATGAACGCTGTTCACAAGCGCCTTCATGCAGCACAAGCAGAAGAGTTCCGCTTGCTGTGCGACTGCTTCCGCGAAAACCCGGAAAGCTTCTGGCAGCGTAATTTCAAGCCGACCATGCAGTGGGACCAGCAGATGTTTCTCAAGGCGTTGGATGATTACGACCTGACGCCTCAAGCCGATCCCAACACGGCATCGCATGGCCAGCGCATCATGAAGATTACGGCGCTCAAGCAGCTTCAGCAGGCCAACCCGTCGATGTACGATCCTATCGCCATCGACACCGCCGCCTTGCAGGCCATCGGCTGGTCGAACCCGTCGCAGTTCATGGCACCGCCAAGCGCTCAGGCATCGCCGCCGCCGGAACTGATGCAGGCTCAGGCGAAGATGAAGAACGACGAGATGACCGCCCAAGCGCGCATGATGGAAGCTCAGGCGCGGGTGGAAGAGACGAAGGCAAAGATCCAGTCCGGTGCCCTTGCGCCCAAGCAGGACGCCCCAGAGATGGGTCAAGCGGCCCTGAACGCTGCGCAGGCGGATCTGATCAATGCCCAAACCAAGCGCAGCGAAATTGGTGTTCGTCACCAAGAGCGCATGGTAGAAGATCAGAACCGCGATTTGGATCGCCAGAGCCGTGAGCGCGTTGCCATGTTGCAGCTTGCCCGTGACCTTGTGATGCATCCAGAGCAGGCTAAAGCTGTTGAGCCTCTGTCGAAGC